TCCTCGATAACTCGGTTCCGCAAGATCTGCTTATCTACGTGCGGGAGCATGAAGCAAGGGCCTACAAGATTTCGGGCCTTGGCTCGGCGCAAGCCTTCGGCGAGCGCGTTCCTTCTGGAGTCGAGACGGGGCGAGCCGTCGAGAACTTCTTCAACGTCGAAAGCGTACCCTTCGCCACGCAGCTTCGTAAGTTTGAATACTTCATCGAGGATGTGGCGAACGCGAATGTCGCGGCGGGCAAAGAAATCTCGGAGCGGGATCCCGAATGGCAAGTCGTCATCGACAACGATCGCCATACGATTGAATCGATTCCCTGGAAGGATATCGCGATGGACCCGCGAGAGGACTCCTTCGTCATCCGGGCGGTTCCAGGTTCCATGCTGCCTGAGCTTCCCGCGGCACGGCTCAACTATGTTCAACAGCTCATCGCGCTCGTTCCGTCTCTTCAGATGAATGAGCAACTGATCGTGAAGCTGCTTGGCGTGACCGACATCAAGAGCTTCCGCGATCTCTTCACGGCTCAAAAGGAAAACGGAGAAAGCATGATCGGCCTCGCGCTTCGCGAGAACGTCTACACAGCGCCTTCTCCCTTTATGAATCTCCAGCAGTTCATCATCGACGCAACCGATGCAGAGCAACGCGCTTCACGCATGAAGGTTCCAGAACCGAACCTGGCGACCCTTCGACGCATGATCCGCGTTGCGAATGCACTTGAACAACAGCGAACCATTGCACGACAAATGCAAGCCATGGGCGGGATTACGCCAGCCTCCATGCCCACGAATGACACCGGCGTTCAACCAGGAACGCCACCGCGAGGACAACTACAATGAGCGAAATCACCATCGAACCAGCCCCGAGCATTTCACCCCAGTCCGTCACGAGCACGAACGAGCAACCAAGCGCTCCCGACTCTTCCATTTTGAGAGGACGCATGGATCGCGTGTTCAAAGAGGAACCGAAGCCTCAAAGCGATACCGCCGTACTACGAGAACAGCTTCAGCAAATCCGCGACATGCTCGGCGACCGCCAGAAGCCCAAAGAGCCCGAGCCGAATGCCTACGACAAGCGCTTCAAGGAGCTTGAAGAGTCGCACGGTCGCTTGGAGCGCGAGCTGGCGCAGCGCATGGAGCAACAAGAGCTTCACGATTTCGCGAAAGAGACTTCGAGCTGGGTAGCGGCCAACGAGTCTCATTTCCCTCTTCTCAATCGAGCTGGATATCAAGCCGTGGTCGCGCAGAAGGTGCTCAACACCAAGCAGCAGACCGGCAGGATTCTCGATCCGGCTCAAGCGGCTCAAGAAGCCGAACAAGAACTAGCGGCCCTGATTCACAAATGTGCGCCAGGGCTCGGATACGTCAAGCGAGACGAAAAGGCAGCCAAACGCGATGTGGACAAGATCAACCCAGACAACCGAGACCTAGATATCGAGCTTCCCACCAATCTCGATGAGATGACCGACGAGGAAGAGCTTCGATATCTACTCAGACAAATTGGAGAGTAAATCATGGCTGCATATGACATTTTGGGCGCAGCCGAACCTTTGATGAAGCGGTACTACCGGCCCGGCCGGGTGTACTCCGAAGCCTACAGGAAGCGTGCCATGCTTGGCATGATTCCCAAGAAAACGGGTGTGACTGGCGGTTCGCCGTTTGGAAACGCTCGTGGTGGCTACGAGGTTCCGTTGATTTTGGACGACATCGCAGGTGAATCAGCTCGATTCGCAAGCGCTGCAACCGCACGCGACGGATATTCAGCAATCGTTTGGGACTGCAATCGTGTGAAACGATACGGCACGGCTACCATCGACGGGGAAACCGTGGATGCAATGGATAGCGTCGGTGCATTCGTAAGAGCTTCCGAACCTCTTATGAATTCGGCCATCAATCAGGTCGCCAACTCCCTTGCCTTTATGCTCTATCACAATGGCACAGGAATGCGCGGTCAGGTGGCCTCGGTAGCAGGTAACGTTCTCACGCTGACTGCGGCAACGAGCTACATGGCTCGGACCTACAGTCTGAAGCGAACGCTCGTAAGCTCGACTACTCAAACGGGTGGAACGGTCAACGGAAGCGCGGGAACCAAGATCACTGGAATCGTGCTTGATAACGGATCGGGTCAAGCGCTGATTACCGTGGCTTCTGCTACAGGCATCGCGGCAAATCACTATCTATTCTTCTTGGGTGATTACACGACATCAGGCGATCTCGCGCCGGTGTGTTTTGATGGCATGGGTTCCTGGGGACCAGCTCCAGCAACCGTTACAGCGGGCGATGACTTCAAGAATGTTGACCGAAGCACGTGGAAGGAAAAGCTCCTCATGCTTCACGAGACAATTCCGCTTCAGACCACAAAGGGAGACGGTTCGTTCGTTCGTAACATTCGAGAGGCCCTTGCGGTTCTCGAAGCCAACGAAGGAAGCCCCGACGCTCTCTTCGTGAGCCCGGAGCGGTGGGCACAGATCGAAAGCGATCTCGCGGCTAATGCTCGATACGAAATGAAGTACCCCTCCGGCCAAGATTCTCGCGGTCGGGTGGGCTTCAAGACCATTACGTTCGAGTCAGCAGGTGTCGATGTCTACAAAGACCCCTTCTGCCCGCCAAACACAGGCTACGCCCTGCAACTGAACACCTGGGAACTCTTCTCGACCCGCGCCATTCCTGGCCCGGTTTCGAGAGATGGGTCTCTCTATCGACGCCTTGAAAACGAGGATTCGATCGAGTTTCGCATCGGTGGCTACGGCAACCTCGCGTGCATGGCCCCCGGTCACAACATGGTGCTCAACTTCGCAACATCGTAATGAGTTTCCCATGGGGACCAGGCCAAACCTGGCCCCGTGGGGCCTCCAACTAGGAAGCCGAGCATGATCAAGACACTAAGGCAGCTTCGGGAAATGGCGCGTTCCAGAGCGGACATGACCGAAGATAGCGACGCCGTCTCGGACGATGAGCTCAACGAGTACATCAACGAGGCGTATCACGAGCTTTACGATCTGATCACGAGCGCGGACGAAGCGAGACTGTTCGCGGTCAATGCTCAAGAGCTTCCCCAGGTAGGAGACACCCACGAATTTGTTCTGCCTCCGAACTTCTATCGACTGGTGTCGATGCATGTGATGAAGGCGGGGAGATATCAGCCGGGATATCCAGCAGACCCTAGCTCCTACGCGGAGCTGGCCTCTGCGGGAGATAACCTCAGCGGATATCGCTATTTCGTGCGGTGGAATATCAACACAGGAACGCGCAGCCTCTTTGTGTTTCCGACCCCTACCTCGGAGACACTGGCAATCACGTATTGGCCCACACCAAGAGACTTGTCTCTCGATACTCAGATGCTCGACAATCCTGCATCGTGGCTCGAACTGGTGTCGGTCGGTGCGGCAATTCGGATGCTCGATAAGGTCGAACGCGATGCGACCGCGCTACTTTTAGCTAAGCGCCGGCTAGAGATGCGAATACAAAAAGCCGTTTACGCCTCCGATTACCACCGGCCGAGGGTCATACTGGATAGCGTTTCGACGCGAGCCTTCTCTGGAGTTACTGAATGGTAGACACGAAGGCACTACTCAAGGGATTCGGCGCGGCGTCTGACGTGGCCGGTCAGATTGCAACTGACAAGGCCGTCAACGCCCGCCGCCTCCGACCTAAGTCTTATGCTCATTTTGATATCACCGCCGGACAACTTCTTACCTTCACGTTTCCTTCAGGAACAACCGGAACAGAGCGCGTGCTTCATGGACTTGGCAAGACTCCCTCTCTTGTGTTGAGAGCTGAACCCATCAACTCCATTACGATTGATAACTATAGCCAGGAATCGCTCACGCTCTCGGGCAACGCGGGTCAATCGATCACGCTTTGGGTGGTGTGATGTTGCCCAAGCCCACCAAACGCTCGGTCCTCTTCCACAAGGGGCTATCCGATGGTGCGGATCGATTCCTTCTCGAACCGCCTTCGATTGATTACGCGGAGAACCTAACGCTCGGAAAGGATGGTTCCTTCTCGAAGCGTTTAGGATTCACGCACATCACGAGCGTAGACAATCCTGATGGAGAGCCGTTCTTTCTCCACTCGATTCAGGATGATCTTTATACGCTCACCGGGGAGTCCATCAAATACTACGACGGGGTTTCATGGAACCCGATCGAATCTAACGGCTTTATCGGCAGCTCCAGCCTGGAGATCGAAACCAATCCCTTGACGGGCCTGGCGATGCCGCAATTCGCCAAATCCTCAACCGGGCCAGTTGAAAGTCCGATCATCCGGCAGTTCATCGCCTACGAGGTGCAAGAGAAAACCTATGTTCGCAATCATTGGCAAGTTCCAAACCCGAACCTCAATCGACATATCTTGATTGGCGTCTACGATGAAGAGGGGCATTTTCTCACGCAGTATCGCATTGACAACGCGCATTCTCCGCAGCTTGTCAGGACTACCATCGGTGCCACCGACATTCGCGTGTTCCTTTTCTATACCGAGATCGACACGACAAGTCTTCGGCACCCGCTAAGGATGCGAGATCTCAACAGCGCTCCTCTTGCAGATATCCCGTTGCTCCTCCCTGTATTCGTCGATGCAAATCACGGATATCCCATTGTACGACAGGATACGTTTACGGAGCGCAGCCCGCGGCTTGGCCAGGGCGCGGACTTTGAAGCGCGATTTCACGTAGCCTGGAGCACGGCAGAACAACTTTTCTCTGTCGTCTATCAAAATGATCGCGTCTCTTATCTCACGGCCATCTCCACGTCTGGGTTTCGTTCTCCGATATCTGAGAGACTCATTCCTAACTACTATGGAGTTACTCCTCTGGGCATTGAAGTCGTGGACGTAGGATCGACCGCAAGAGTCTACGTGCTTTATGCTTACTGGGATACGGTTCGCCCATCGGGGACGCCGACGCATTTTTGGTCCGTTGGAATCTGGTATGGAGTCATCGATACAGTACAACCGACGTTCTATACAGCCCAGGGCGAGCAAGCGCTTGCCTTAGGCAACCATAATTCCAACGTGGAATTGCCCGCTTCCGGCGAATACGCGCAGACGCCGATTCATGGAACGATCTGTTCCAATCAAGCCAGTGTTACGAATGACATCGAACTCTTCGTGGCATGGACGAATGCTGGTAAAACATCCTATGTAAATAATATAACCGGCCTTGATTCGATGGGCGGTTCACTTGAATCCCGTTGGTTCAATGCACGAGACATCGAAGCGGGCATTCGTTGGTCTATCTGGTCGATGCATCAGACTCCGAGTCAGATTGATAGCGGCGTGGTCAGGGGACATCGCATCGCAACGAACGCGGTCTATCTCACGGATCGTTGGTATGTAGGGCTTCAACAGTGGGCTGACTACACGCCTTATGTTCGGGATCTTGCTACTGTCGAGCACAACTTCGTCGAGATCCTTGCTGCGATCAAACCTGTGACCACTGCCCTGTGCGGCTTCAAGGCCAATAGCAAAGTCGCTCGACCCATTGCCACGATTGATGCGGGGCAAAGTCAGGTCTGCGATTACATTGAATCCGAGGTCAAGACACATCTCGCAACGCTCCTTGTAGAAAACGGCGAGTTCTTGGTTTGCAATCGAGTCATTCAGGCTCCTGCGGACATAAGTTTTCGACTCAACATCGACAATGCGTGGATTCGTCGCGTGGACGCAGCCGTGTGGAGTACCGCTCTTTGTAGAATCCATCGCGTGAAGCGAGGGGCCGCGAATACGACGGTTCATTCAGAGCCCTTGGGCGACGGGATCTTCATCTCCACGGCATTGCCCATGTGGCTTGATCGAGGCTTTTACGCGGAGTTTAGTCCGCTTGATTCACCTGAAATCATAGCGGTTATCCCCACGGTCCGCGATATCGGTGACGCCCGCATGCTGAGTCAGGGCGAAACGGCCATGAATGAGGGAGCGGCAAGCGATGATGAGACGATATGGCGCAAGTTCTCCGTCGTCGTCGGTTACATGGATAGTCAGGGGAATGCGCACCGGAGCGCACCGAGCACCACGCTCTATGTACAGAACCCTTACGGGGAACATCTGCTCTACGTGACTCCACCGCTTTCCGTGCTTCCTTCGGTTCGGGAATATTGGTGTGAAGTGTATGCAAGCAATACGGCGGACACAGATCTTCGGCTGGTCGCTTCGACGGTCTATCAAGGAGGGAAATCCGATATTGAGCCCATCGTTTGCCAGGTCCGAGTGGTAACGCTTGGGACTACGCCCCCTACCTATCCGCCAAGCTCCTCGCCTTTACTCTATACCGAAGGCGGGATTCTCGCGGCAGATCCGTGGCCCATCGTGCGACAAACGGTCGCCACTTCGACTCGCCTATGGGGGCTCGACTCAATCCATCATGGACGAGTGATCTATTCCAAGCTCTTCGATGATTACGTGGCCCCTGAATACAACAGCACGCTGGTCATCAATCTCGGAGACGAACGGGATCTAACAGCCATAGGCAAGCTCGACGACAAAGTAATCATCTTCGAGCCAAATGATATCCACGTCATTTATGGGGACGGCCCCGATAACCGCGGGCAGGGACAGGAATTTGCCGTTCACTACATTTCGACGGACGTAGGGTGCCAAGATCAGAAATCCATCATTGAGACTCCCGCCGGGCTCGTCTTCTACAGTAGCCCCCGTGGGTTCTATCTGCTCGATAGGAACCTCCAGATCCAGTTCATCGGCGCTGCGATCGAGGACATCGCACGGGGGATCCGAGTCAAGGCCGCGACGTTGGATCCAGGCAACGCAGAAGTCCGCTTTTTGGTGGAGCCAGACCCCAATGCGACGCAGACCGTGAAGTATGGCCCTGATGCCGATACGACGGCTATAACACGCCCCCCTCGTCCGGTGTTTGGAAATCCGCTTCCGACTCCCCAGGACGAAAACTGCCTCGTGTTCTACTACGAAACGGGCGACTGGATGCTCTACACCAACTATCCAGGCGAAGCCGCTTGCATCTATCAGCGACGGTACACTCGCCTTCTCGATGACTGGAGCATTTGGCAGGAGTCGGAAGAGTATTCCGATCCCACAGGCACGAATCGGACGCTCCTACGGAGCCCGTGGCTGAAGCTGAGCGAGACGATCCAGGACTACAACAGGTTATGGCGCATCACGATACTGGGTCGCTATCTTAGTTCATTGCGTGGCATAGGTGACGAAATCTATGAGGCAGGGGATGTCGTGGTGCGCCTCTATTTTGACTACGAGGCATTCCCCGCGCAGGAAAAGCGTTTCCGAGTCCAAGACTTTGGCTTCAATGTTTGGAACCAGACCTTGAAGCGGGCCGAACGGTTTCAGTTCAAGATTCATCCGAAACGCGGAAGGGCGCAGGCGGTGAAGCTGGAGATCGAAGAGGTCAATAGCGAGGACTTGGGAGAAGGCATCTCTTATGGCCTCGGCGCCGGATTCGAGATTGTCTCGGCAGACTTGTTCGTGGGCGTGGGACCAACGAGATCCCTCCTGCCCCAGGCGGTGAAAATGTAATGGCTCTCGGAGAAAAGCTCGGGAAGGTGTTTGGCGCAGTCGGCGCAGGACTGAGCTTCATCCCCGGACCTTGGTCGGCCGTGGGGATTGGCCTTTCTGCGGCAGGCGGTATCGCCAGCATGGTAGACAAGAAAAAGGACAAACCCCAGGAGGAACCCGAATCTCCGGCTTCGACTCCTACGGAGCCGCCCGACACCTCAAGGCCACCACAAGAGCAGCTAGCCACCAACACCGAGGGCTATGTGAGTCAGCAGCCCACGATTTCGAGCCCGCCACGATTCTCATCTGAAGGGCATTATCAAGACCGGATGCAAGATGAGATTGCATCCATGATTATCTCGGATGTTCCAAGAGGACCCTATGGCT